TCCCACTCTGCAGGATAAATATAAAATAATCTCGATTTGACGTGATTAAAAAGATAATGTTTGATTGTTGGTTTGAAAAATCTATATTTTGCAGCTCCATTAAGCAAATTATAATTCATTCTTAAACGAGTACTTTCATCAAATTTTTGATTATTTGCAAGATCATATAATGCATCCATCAGTACTGCTCTATGTTTTAATGGAAGATAATGTAAATTGATGCCTAGAAATCCATCTTTAAGTTTTTTGAAAGGAAATACTAAAGGAAAAATGTCATAATATGGAAGAGTTTGTTTGAATTTTGGATCATAATTGTATAGATACATTGATCCTACTTGAATCTTATTTGTCAATCGTTCTGGATCTGATTTTAGAAGTCTTGTTGATGAAAGACGAAATTTCTCAGCAGTGTCTCTATACCATTTTCGCGCAGACTGTTCCTTTGCTGGAATATGTCCTGCTCTTATGCCTTTTGATAGAATATCATCGAATAAAACTGCTGCCATAATGCTTAAATACTTTCTTTATAAGAGAAATTGTTTCCAATGATCTACTTCACCCTTTTCAGTAAGAATTTTGAATTGCATTCCTCGATGTTCAGAAAACTCTATTGCAGCTTTCCACTTTCCAAGATTCTTACCCCATGTTGCTACTTCATTTAGAAATCGTCTTGACTTTTTATTTGGAATATTTGGTGGAAGTGTTTGATTATAAGGTTTTACTTCTATCAAAAATTCTTTACCATCTTGCGTTTTTACCCAGAAATCGACAAAGTAACGATGCCTCTTTCCTGTCACTGGGTCTCTATATGGTATCACAATTTCTTCTGATGAATAACAAATAATATTATTATTAAGATCACATTGATTGAGAAATGTAAATTCCCACGATGAACGATAAATAATATTGGTATAATCACCTTTATATTTATGCCGATTTTTAGGCTTAAATTTACCTTGATAGAACTTTGTCAAGTTTTCGTCCTCGTTTCCATTCAACTCCTGGGCATTCTTTTGATCTTTTTACAATAATACCATTACATCCCTTTAGTTGATGGAGGAGCTATCAGTAAATTGATTTATTTGAAATTGTGTTTTCATCTAATATTAATATCCCCTGAAGTGTTTTCATGTTTTTTGCTAATAAATAGTTATAAATATTTATTTATTCTAAATAGGAATACCAATGAATCCAAGAGCTAAAAAATCACAACATCAAGTGGATAATAAGGTAACTTTATTACAATTTCCAAGTAATCACAATATGGTTCATGGTACTTTATTATTTTTCAAAAAATATGAATATTCTAACAATAGAGATGTTAAAAATACCAGAGAGATTTTCGTAGGATCTAATAATATAAAGTCTTCAATTTTATTACCATTACCAGATCAATTAATAGATACTAACAATATAAATATTGGTACATTTGAACTTGGTATGGCAGGAGCAGCAACTGCTGCAGGAGCATCAAAATCAGCAGCTGGTCTTGAAGGTTTACAAGACCAGCTTGTAAATCTTTTAAAAGATCCAGAGATGCTTAAAACAGGAGCTGAAGCACTGGGATCAAGTTTTTTAAAAGAAGCATTATCTAATATTGATTCTGGTGCTCAAAAAGGATTAGAAGTTGGATTCGGTTCAACAAGAAATCCATTTACAGCATTAACTTTTGATGGAGTAGGATTGAAGACATTTACCTTTAATTGGACATTAGCTCCAAGTGATGGTGCAGAATCAAATGAAATTCATCAAATTGTAAAAAATATAAGAAAAAATATTCATCCAAAATATGGCAGCGCAGTTGATAAACTTGTAACGCAAGCACAAAATAACAATGTCAATCTGAGTGAAACAACTCAAAGTAGAATCTTTTTGCAATATCCAAGTGTTTGTTACCCAATGATTATCGGTTCAAGATCACTTATTTTTAAACCTTGCATGGTAAGCCAATTTACTGTCGATTATGCTGGTGGTGGTGAATTAGCTTTTCATGAATTCGGTGATCCTGCGGTAGTAAAGATTTCTATGACTCTTCAAGAAATGCAAATCTGGACATCTGAAGATTATATGCAAAGTGAAAATACTGCATGGGATTTAGGTGATACTGGTAGTTCAGCAACTCCTTATTTTGTGAGATAAAACAATGGCTGGTTATTTTAGAAACTTTCCAAAAACTTCTTATAAATTTGCAAATAGTTCATTTGAAGTAAGTAAAGTAATTAGTAATATTACTTTAAAAACTGTTATTCTTGATAAACTTTCTCAAAATGATCCTTATGTTTATTACAAATATAGCATTGAAGATGGAGAAAGGGCAGAAGATGTTGCTAATTTTTATTATGATGACCCATTTTATGTTTGGTTAGTTTATTTTGCAAATGATATCGTTGACCCATATACTCAATGGCCAATGACATATGAGAATTTTTCTAAATATTTTCGAAAGAAATATGCTTCTAATGCTGGTAGTGGAACCGATCCTATAGCTTGGGGTCAAAATACTTTGATCACTGACAATATTATACATTACAAAAATGAAGACACTTTAGATATCATTAGTAAAGACACGTACACACGCGCGCAAACATTTGACTCAGATTTTGTTGCTGGTGATTGGACTGCTGTCAGATACTTTGATTATGAACTTGATTTGAATGAACAAAAAAGAAATATTCTTCTTGTAAATGACCGATACAAAACTACAGCATATGAAAATCTTCGAAGGTTAATCAATGCCTGAACTATCTAATTCAATTGATATTGCATATTATAGTCTTCAAAGAGCTGATATTCGAAGATATAAGAGTAAAGACAAACCTTATAGTATTGTAGACCATATTGGCACAATATCTTTTTCTGAATCAATTCATTCACCAATTCTTTATGGTGAGATTCAAATGATTGATACTTCTGATATTGTAACAAATATGCCTATTATAGGCGAAGAAATTCTTTCAATAGCTTATACCGATTTCTTTGGTAATGAACTTGAACAAGAATTCTTTATCTATGCTATAGATGAAATGCTTGAAGCAAAACAAACAAATGTTTTATACTACAAAATCAAATTTATTTCAATTGAGCATTTTTTAAGTGCTTCCAAAAGTATTTCAAAAGGTTATAGACAAAGACAACTTTCAACTATTGTACAAGAAATTTTTGATGAATATCTTGTAAATACAGAAGAATTTGCTCAAAAAACAAACACTATAGATATTGAACCGACTCTTGGTATTCAATCTTTGATTATTCCTGATTTAGAACCTATATCTGCTATTGATTTTTTAAAGCGTAGATCAGCATCACTTGAATATAAAGGTCATAATTTTTATTTCTTTCAAACGAGATCTCAATTTAGGTTTACTACAGATGAAAGACTTATTGAAGAATCTCAAAGAGGTAAAAAGGATTTTAATCCAAAAAATGTTTATGTATATGATCCAGCTATTCTTGATCAGCCAGTAGAAAAAAGATCTATTGCAATGAATAATATTCAGTCATTTATTCTTATGAGTAAATTTAATACTATAAATGAAATGAAATCTGGTGCAATGTCAATTGATGCTATTACAATTGATCTTCAACAGAAACAATATAAACATAATGTTTATGAGTATAAAGAAAGTTATAAAGAAATAATACATACTGATTCAGAAGTAAAGTTTAAACATACAGATAAATTTATTGAAGATTTTTATGGCCCCGAGAATCATAAAGTTTCAATGATAGTATGGGAAGATATAGATCGACAATTTACTCGATTATATAAAGATATTTTAGGAAATAGAATTCCAAACTATTATTATCGTAATACTCTTCAAGCTAAAATTGAAGTATTTGGGCGAAATGATTTATCTTCAGGAGATGTGATAAAATTACAAATACCGGAGTTACAAGACAATGTAAACAAAGGAAAAGAAATTCATAGAGATTTATCAGGATATTGGCTAATAAATTCCATTAATCATGAACTATCTGTTGGTAAAAACTATAATATGACTATGGTTATAAGTAAAGATCTTATAAAGGATGGTGTATAATGTCAAATGGTTTTGAAAATGTAATATTCTTTAGTGGTGTTGTTGAGGATCGAAAAGATCCAAAAAAGCTTGGAAGATTTCGTGTAAGAGCATTTGGGTTTCATTCTGATAATAAAGAAGAAGTTCCTTGCAACACTCTTCCATGGGCGATACCAGTTATTGGTTCATTTAATACTGATTATAAACCACCAATCGAAGGAAACTGGGTATTTGGTCTTTTCTTAGATGGTAATGATGCTCAACATCCTATTGTTTTAGGTGTACTTCCTGGTATGCCAACTTCATTTCCAAATAACAAAAATGGGTTTAATCCTAGTTCAGATATCAATCCGCCTCCTGGAGATATTTTTCAACCAGATATTCCAAGACAAGCAAGAGGTGAAGACTTAGCAGAGACGATTGCTGCTCAACAGCATGCTCTTAGATCAAAAGACTGTGAATCTGGTCTTATACAACCAATTCCTCCATATAAAGCAGAATATCCTTATAATAAAGTAAATCAAACTGAATCGGGTCATGCTTTTGAGTTAGATGATACACCAGGTTCAGAACGAATCAATATGTATCATCGAACCGGTACTTTTATGGAAATGGATCCTTCCGGTGGTCAAACAAATAAGATTCTTGGTAAGAATGTAAAGATTGTAGAACAAAATGATGTTGTATGGATTCAAGGAAACGCAAAAGTTCTTATTGAAGGCACAAATGATGTAGAGATTCGAGGCCATTGTAATTTGACTATCGATGGTGACTTTAATACCAATGTCCATGGTGATTATTTTCTAAATGTTGCGGGTGGTATTTACATGAATTCGGGTGATATCTTTGCTCAAAAGAGTTCAGCAATTCGTCAAGAAGCATATATGGATAGTTATAATCTTTATGCTAAGCAAAATATTCAAACAATGACTGAAAAGGGTAATATTACACTTCATTCAAATACTGGTTATATTGGAGCATATGCAAAAACTGATTTAAGATTTGAATCAAGTGGAAACACATATATTAAATCAATTGGTTCAACTGATATTGTAACAAACACTGATTTGGCTCTTCAGTCTGGCCAAAGAATGGATCTTCGTGCAATAGGTGTATTCGCAGCACAATCAACTGGAAGCAGTTTAGATTTGAAATCATCTGGAGATTTAGAAATTGAAAGCACTGGTAGTAATATTCATATCAAAGCTGCAACTGCAAATACATACTTTTATGCTGATGATAGATTTCATTATTATTCAACAAATCCAAACGGCAGTGTTGAGGCTAACCCGGCAAATGACGCGCAATCAGGTGAAGTAGACCCAGATAAAGCATCACTTGGAAGACCTTCAGGAGCAAAAGTACCATTTAGACCACTTGCTGGACTTGATCCTATTAATAGGAAATTTACTTCAGATGCAATAGTCGAAGAAGAAGAATATCCATCAATTTTAGATCCAAAAGAAGACGCAATACATGAGGATGAAGTATAATGCCTCTAATTTCAGAAAATATAAAACTTGTTTCAATAAATGAGCTTGTTGATAAAATTCCATCAGGCGAGTTATCATCGACTCAATTTACTCAACTTGAATCTTCTTTAGCCTTTTCAAGAGGAGAGATGATCAAGCTAAAGAATAATATTATAAGCCAATTAGATAAATATGACACACTTCCAACAGAACTTACTGGACTTGCCGAAAAAGTTAAATCAACGACACCAGAACAAATGTCTTCAATTCTTTTTGCTGGTGGGGTTTCTTATCAAAAGTTTAGTGCAGATAAGTTTGATCTTTCTCTTGAGTCACTTACAAGGTTTAGCTTAAATCTTCAAGCATTCTATACTCTTCTTGCTGGAGGTTGTGAAATCATTCGAAATGCTCTTGCCATTTCGCAAAGTATTGGCAAATTTAGTGTCAAAGATATTGATATCACTTCAATTGCTGAAGATATTCTAGGTGCTATTGGGGGCACCTTTGAAGAGATAAAAGAATTAGCGACAAAGAGTGTTACTGC